AAAGTTGCTACGGCCCATACTGGCTTCGCGGTCAATAAGGTCATCATTTGTGAAGCGATCATCTGTTACCTCCCAAGGTTCAGTTCCGTTGTCTATATCTTCGTTCAGCTGAGGGGCTAGAAGGCCTTCGTATTTAGTAATGGACCTTGGATACCTAGCAGGCCAAACAAAGGGCTTGTAGGACCTCTCAGCTAGCTTACGATAGACAGTAAAGACTGTCTGAGGTGTACCAAGATACATAATCCGTGAATCTTGCTTAGGAGTAAGGATAGATTCAGCTTCTGTACATAATTGAAGGAGTTTCTCCCGCATCATTTCTGTCATTGAGTTACCAGGAACTTCAATGTCATCAAGGATCATTAAATCAGCACGACTACCAGTCAATTGACCTGTAATACCTACTGATTTTACTGAGGGGGCCTGGTGAGGGCTGCAACTAACATCAAAGCTAACACGAGACCAGCGACTATCATCTGCTTTAGGGCGTAAGTAATTTAACCAAGGTGTTTCTATAATCAGCTTCTGTAAAAAGATAGACATGTTATCTGCTCTTTCTTTAGAAGCTGAAATGATCATAATCTTTCGCTCTGAATCTTTAAAGAGAGTCCAGAGAACGAATGCTCCAGTGATCCACGACTTTCCAACACCACGGAAAGCTTGAATTTGAAGACGCTTAGGTCCATGTTGAAGATAGTCTGCGATAGCATATTGAGCACGTGTAGGTGAAGGTAGATCTAGTTCCGACCATAATGCTTGTAAGAAGAGTTTAAAATCACTCTTTAATAGTTGTAATGTATTCATAAATCAAAAACCAGCTTCTGAACCCATACGCATAGCACCACCAAAGAGTTTCAGTACTTGTTTGCCAGCATAGTGTAAATTGTTGGCAGCTTCTGATCCAAGTCTCCCTAAAGTTTCATAACCCGCTTCTGCTTTAGGTTCTGGGATAGGTTTAGGGTTAGATTGAAGAGACTGTTGTAGTTGTTGTGTCCTAGCTTCTAGTGGATTAGGGGCTGCTTTAAAACCAGGTTCTCTATAAGTATCAATAGCAACATTAATAGCATCAGCTGGAGTAGATACCAATTCACCCGCTATAGGTAATGCATCTGATACTAAAGAAGCTCCTGATAAAGCAGCTTGACTCCAATCAGTTAGGTTACCTGTTTCAACAGCCTGTTTAGTTCTAAGTCCTGTTTCAGCTGCACTAGCCCCAAGGCCAAGTACAGAAGCAGATAGTATACCCATTTGAGCTAATTGTTTAGGTGACATCCCAGCAAACTTAACCCCTCCACCTTTAAATTGTAGATCTTTAATCCTTGCTTGTTGTTTAGCATCTAAATTATCTATTAAACGTTTAGCATTGTTTTCAATCTGCTCACTATTACCACTAAATTCAGAAATAACATTCTGAAGATTTTTGGCCAAAGGATCAGCAGCCTTAGAAGCTTGCGCTCTTACATCTATAGGTACATCTAATTCAGTAATGAAATCAGTACCAAACACACCTTTACTAGCAGCAACAAGATCTTGTGTACTTTGATGGGCTCTTGCCTTAAAAAAAGAACCCTTTTGTTGTTTTAAAGAAGATTCAAAAGCTGACCATACATCTTCTATATTATCAGTATTAGAAAATGACTTTACTTTATAGCCAGGTTTCTCACCACTGAAATCACCTTGGTGAGCAATAGGTCGATGAATACTAGTTCTAATGGGACCAATACCTTTAGGATCCATTCCTGTAATATAACCTGAATCAATAGCACGATTAAGTAATTCTAACCGTCGTTCAGGTGATTGATTTTCTAAAACACCACTAATAGCACCAAATGCTGACATATGATGTCCTACTACTTTATCACCCAAACCACGGAAGATCTCTAACTTTTTTAAAGTCTGGAGATCCATAGTACGGATTCTATTCATAGCTTCTCTAGGTACATCAGGTACAGAAGTAATACCCAAAACTTCTGTTAAAACATCAGGATGGGTAGCCTGTAACATACCTTTAGCACGGACATACTTTTGTTTATCTGTGGTACCTTTGCCAAAATCCGTACTATTATGCCACTCTTCTATTTTTTCTAATAATCTTTGTTGAAGTTCTAAAGCTTCTTTATCCATTAATTAATATACTCCATAATAAGTTTTTCACGGAGTCTATTAACTCCATAAGCTGCTCTCATCCAAGAGAGCCAATAGTTACTTCCTTTATCCTGATTACATTTGGTACAAGCGCAGACAGCATTAGATGCGATGTCTTTACCACCTTTGGATCGTGGGTGAACATGATCGATTGATAATTGAGAGAGATCATAAGATTTGCCGCAGTAGATACATGTGTAGTCAAAGTGTTCCTTAATAGAGCGTCTCCACAGACGCCGTGCTTCTGATGAGGTCATGGCTATTAAGTTAGATAGATAGTGATCAGGAGTTGGAAGTAGTGGGGTCATTTAGCGTACTTTTGTCCTTTTCTTGGACGGGTTCTGTTTTTAGATGGGATTTCAAGTTTACCATTATTGGCACTTGTATGACTAGCATCTTTTCCATCACCATTACCGTATGTTCCAAGTTTACGGTTAAGCTTGTTTGCTTTAACTCTTAATTCAACACCTTTATCAGTTTTGTTGTATTTAGCTTGTTGCTTAAGACGTTTCGCTTTTGCCTTAGGATTTGACTTATAATAGTCAGATGTACTTTTTGCCATAGAGTCTTTGTTGTACCATTTCAGGGTCAATTTTAGGCATAATATCTGCCAATTTATCTAGTGGATTGCCGTCATATGCGACGCCACTAATGTCATTTGTTTTAAGCCAGTCACATGCTGCTTTTAAATCTTGTGTAGAAGCCTCACCCGATTTAACACGGGCAAGGAATTCTTCAGTCACTAGATTATGCAGTTCATTAAACTGATCTTCTGTGGCTTTTTTTGTCATACCTTTAGAGCAATTTTCAATGCCATTACAGCAGTGTCATCAAGATCATTATCTGTCTCTTTCACTAGTTTAGAAAGAAGATCAATAATAAGTTTTTTCACTGCATTGGATTTAAAGAATGCAAAAAGAATGGGCTTAATTAGTGTAATCATTTTAGGATAATCCTATCGAGTTTGTTTTCTATACGGGTCATGTGATTTTCAAATCTTTCCATGACTTCATTTAAATCTGATTTAGATACATATTTAGATGCTACTCGTAACTCAAATTGATCTACACGTTCATCTAAAGATGTAACTCTACCGTGGAGACGCGAGATCAATACTGAGAAACCAGTAGCTCCAGCAATAAATACTGGGATTATCATTTCAATCATTAATAGTTCCCGTGATAAGTATCCGTCCCACCATCCGGCATGTAATAAGTTACGCCGTCAACCACGTGAGAATGTGACGTACCATTCCCGACAATATTGGCTTCTTCTTCTAATGTAAATAGCGGGTAGTAACCGTCAATAGCTACAGCTACATCCAAAAGCCGTTGCACCTTTCGGGTTGTATAGACAACCTTATTAGTACCGTTTGCAGACCACGTACCAGTAGAAGATGTAAGACCTATTTGAAAAGGAGTGTAGGACTTGCCTTTAATGGCTGTAGTGACACCTGAAGCACCACCGTCGCTTTGAGTAACTGAAGACCCTCCGGGTATGACTAAGTTATCAGCTGTAGTTAAAACGGTCATCCTCTCTGTTTGGAGAATTTTAATAGTGTCAGCAGCGGATGGATATGTTGAGGGGCTCCCAGGAGAGTAGTTAAATGGAGAACTAGACGTGGCAAATGCTTGAAACCTATAGAACTTTGTGGGCTCCAGATATATAGCAATGTCACGTAAATACCCATAATTTTCAGATGGAATGTATTTTTTTAGATCTATATTAGCGCCAGCTAGGTCGTTGGGATTATTAACACCACCAATAATTATAGTTTCTGTGCTGGTTTGTATGTATGCCATCTCTCCTCTAAAGCCCCAAATATCCCTGCCTATACAGAAATACCGTTTAAGTGGTATTGGGTCGTTAAGTATCCATCCGATGCCTAGTTGCGTACTGCCGGTATTTTCTATTCCAACAGAACCATTCGAATCGTCCCAGTTTCCCAGCCATGGACTCCAGCTATCTCCTCCGTTGAAAAGCGATAAACCGTCGTTCCAG